CTATATTGAATCGTTTGTCCAGTCGAAGGTAATTCCAACTCATACGTCGGGGTCGCAATCTTTGGTAAAGGCATAATATCCTATAGAAATTTCAGTGTATTTTATTTAGACCAGTTTAATTAGCAATATCTCCAAAATTTATACCTCCTCCAGTATTTTGAATATATGCTTCAACTTCTTCAGCCCCTTCATTAGTTGCCCCAGTAAGACCAAATTGTGGACCACTTCTCCACTGGGAACTATCAACATCCTCGAAGAACTGTGTATTAACAAAGTTTGGAGTAGTTGTTTCGTATTTGTTAGATATAGATGTAGGTTTAGTTGCTTCAGTAATATATCTACTAAAATTAAAATTAACTGTACACTTCAATGTCTGTGCTCCTTCATAAGAAACTGGCATTGCATCAATACTAATAGGATATGCATTCAAAAATAGATATGTCAATGTCCGTGTATCATCTACTTCCACAAAATTCTTTCTTGATTTATTTAAATCTCTTTCAAATTTAGTGATCCATATAGATGTTTGATATTCTTTTGGAAAATTTACTCTATAAAAATAATTAAGATCTTCACTATTCTGCTCATTTACAATATATCCAATCCAAGTTTCAAATAATTTTATCTGTCTATAATATCTATCAACATAAAAGGTAAATGAAGCAGTCGTATCATATTGTCTTCTATTTACATGTCTCTCTGTTATCCCACTATGATCATTCTGCAACTCTACCGTAGCTAATGAAGTGCCAGGTAAGGATGCCTCTAAACAAGACAAGGTATAGTTCTCATCCTTTTCCACACCTGTAATTAAAGATCGAACTGGACCAGGAGGATTAAACCAACACTCATAATGTGTAGTAAGAGCAGTGTTTAAAATAGATTTTTTTAAAGAGGATACTCCAACCTTTCTAGGTTTTATTATCTGTGCCATTAGGCCTATAAATATTACTACTGATATAGTATGTATAATGGGAGAAAGTAAAAAAAGTTTCTTTAAACCCTCTTTTCCTAAAAAATACCAAGGAAATCTCAATAATATTATATGTCGTAGCACTTGGGAAACCAAATTCTGCAATTATTGTGATCTAAATGAAAATATTCTTGAGTGGGCAAGTGAAGAATTTTATATTAAATATGTTTCTCCTGTTGATAATCGGGTTCATCGTTACTATCCAGACTTTCTTATTAAAGTAAAAGAAAATATGGGTGAAATTAAAACCTATGTGATTGAAGTAAAACCAAAGAAACAAACTCGACCTCCTAAAAAAAGAAAAAAGGTGACTCAATCATACCTCTTTGAATGCAAAACCTATGCTGTGAATACAGCTAAATGGAAAGCAGCAAGAGAGTTTTGTAATGATAGAAAGATTGAATTTAAAATCATTACTGAACAAGAACTAGGAATACATCATGGCAGATAGGTATCTTCAAGAGGAAAATCCATTTAACGAAGAATATTTTGAACAATATTCTCAACAGGTAGGTGATAATAGAATAGAACCTATCATGGATGAATTGAAGGGGATGAGTGATCCTGAAGAAATGATGCTTCTTATTATGGATACATTAAAGGATACTGAAGTAGTTCCTGATGTAGGACAATATTATACTTTCATTTACACTGCAAAAACTCCTAGAATGCAATATGACCAACATCCTCTGGTTGCTGTAACTGATATTCAAAGATGGGGATTCAGAGGTATCAATTATCATTGGGGTAAGTTCCGAAACTATACATGGGAAGAGATCGGAGGAGTCCTCTATGTGGTTCGACCCAGTGAAATAAATGACCTACGTGACATCTCTTATGCCTATTTCCTTACAACTCTATAAATAACTAAAAATATTTTAATGTCTACTCCATATATCGGAAATAATACGGACGGTCAATTCGATCCATCATATGCTCCATCTGGTGAGACTAGCACTCCCATCAATGTAGAGTCTGTGGCCATGATAGTAGGAGGAAAGCAAATAGCAGGATATCAATCCACATATGCAAATGGAACATCTAAATGGACAGCAGAAGTTCATACAGATTCTCTATTAGATAATGATAGATTTGATAATTCATCATTTACAGGATCTTATAATGAATCTACAGAAAAATGGACATGGAAACCAACAACAAACAATAGTATTAAAAATTTAGCAAATGACTGGAAAGGTAATGGAGTTGATTATGAGAGAGTAACTCAGGAAGATATAAAAACATCATTTTATACTACAAAAGGAGCAAATACAAATCAAAAAAGATTCTCTAATGTACAAACCGAAGCATTAACGCAAGAAGTAGGTGGTTTAACAAACTTAAAACAAAACGAAAAGTTTAGTAAACTAACTGGAGTACTAGGGACATCAACAGCAGGTAATGGAAATGAGGAAGGGGTGGGATCTACTGAAGAAGAAACTCAAGATGATAGAATAAAAAAATTAAATTTTAATGCGACAAATCTTACAAATATAAAGGCAACTAAAATAAGAAAAACATATGGCAATTATTATTATCCTCAAGATATGAACGCAAATAAACAGGATAGAATTATATTTACGATGAAACAAAGCACTGGTCGAGTTATAAATGCTACGAATACAACAGTAAACAACTTTCAAAGAAAATCTGAATCTATTCAAGGGTCAGTAACTCTTCCTATAACTAATGGCATTAAAGATCTTAACTCCGTTGATTGGCAAGGATCTACAATGAATCCCCTTCAAGCATTTGGGGCTGCAGCTGTCATGAACTTGTCAGAGGATGCTTTTAGGACTGGAGGTAAAAACATAGGTCAAATTGCATCTGATACATTAGAAGCAGGAAGACGAACACTAACCGCAAACACAGGAGCTAGAGAGGCAATAAATGCATTGATTGCTGGTGAAGCAGTAGGTACAAGAAATTTATTATCAAGGGCAACTGGTGCTATTGCTAACCCTAATATGGAATTGCTCTTCAATGCTCCAGGTTTAAGAGCATTTGATTTTACATTTCAAATGTCACCAAGAGATTCTCATGAAGCAGCACAAATAAAAAGTATTATTAATTTCTTTAAACAAGGAATGTCCGTAAAGACTACATCTACTAATGTATTTCTAAAAGCACCTAATTATTTTAATGTTGATTATGTAACATTTGATGAGGATGGAAAAATGATAAGACATCCTTCCATCGGTATCATTAAACAATGTGCATTATTATCATGTGCCACCAATTATACTCCGAATAATAGTTACATGACATACAGTGATTCTTCTAGAAGTATGGTCTCATATTCAATGAATCTTCAATTTAGTGAACTTGATCCTCTTTATGAAAGTGATTATTATGAAGGTCTCTCTATGCAAAACAGTACAAGTCCATCAACAAGAATAGGTTACTAAAATGGCATCATACTTCCGCAACATCCCTAATTTTGAATATGTAAATAGACTTCCTGAGTCTCATAATAGTTCAGAATATATTGAGGTAAAAAACCTTTTTAAAAGAGGAAAGATTAGAGATGATATATTTAATGATGTCACATACTTTACCAAATATAGTGTAAAAGGTGATGACAGACCAGATAATGTTGCTTTTGACGTGTATCAAGACTCTACATTAGACTGGGTGATTCTTTTATCCAATAATATTATCAATGTTCAAAATGAATGGCCTCTTACTCAAGAATCTTTTGAGACATATCTCCTTGATAAGTATGAAACTTATGCCAATATTCAAGGAATTCATCATTATGAAACAAAAGAAGTAAAAAATAGTATTGGTGCTACAGTTGTGCCAAAAGGACTTCAAGTTCCTAAAGATTTTTCAAAGGAATTTTTAGATCTTAATTTAGGTGTATATACAGAAGTAGGCGGAGCTGCAGACCCTATAACCACCGAAGTAACAAACCAAGAATATGAAATAAATTTACAAAATGAAAGAAGAGAAATTTTCGTCTTAAAACAAAATTATTTAAATATAATTTTAAATGATATGGATCAAATTATGCCATATAAAACGGGTTCCACCCAATATGTGAGTGAAACCCTAGTAAAAGGAGAAAATATTAAAATATATTCTTAATTATTCCTCGGCAAGTTTTTGGAAATATTTTAGTGCATCATCCTCATCACCACTAGCAGATGCTACAGGAGCAGCAGCTACAGGTTCTTTACGAGCATTGAAGTCTGGTGCATAAGAACCACGACTATTATCCTCATCAGATACCTCTTCATCAAATGCACGACGTGCAGGTTGCTTATGTCCTAGAACATAATCAAGACGCTTCTTCAGGTCATCATATGACTTGAATTGGTCTGGTGCAGTAACAGCAGCAAGAGAATACTGCTTTTTCCATAATGCTTCTAGTGCATCATCATCTTCTAAGAGAGGAGATACTGTATCGAACTCTGACTTATCATAGTTCCAGTAACCATCCTTCTTCACAATCTTCAACTTGAAGTTTGCACCTTGCCA